CCAAGAGGATACTGGGCGCGACAAGTCCTACTGGCCGCACGGCATGGCCAAGGATGGTGCTTTCCACATGATCGGTGGCCATCCCGAGCCAGGGGAGCCGGTGCTGGTGTGTGAGGGGTACGCCACAGGCGCTAGCCTGCATATGGCGACCTCCCAGGCGGTGGCCATTGCATTCGATGCGGGCAACCTGATGGCTGTGGCCAAGCACATGCGCGAGCGTTTCCCCGGCCGATCCATCATCATTTGCCGCGATGACGATTGGAAAACGAAGCGGCCGACGGGCGAGCCTTGGAATCCTGGTGAGGAAAAGGCCAACAACGCTGCTGTGGTGGTAGGTGGCCAGGTGGTCGGCCCGATATTCTCAGTTGAGCGTGAGGTCAAATGGACCGACTTCAACGACTTGCATTGTGCTGAAGGTCTTGACGCCGTTCGCCGGCAAGTCACGGCGGTGATCAAGCCACCGGCTACCGGTGGCTGGAAGGACATGCTGGCCAGGACCGAGAGCGGTGCCCTGATCGCGCACATGCAGAACGTCGAGCTGATCCTGGCCAACGATGAACGGTGGAGCGGGGTGATCGGCTACAACGCCTTCAGCTCGAAGATCATGCGCCTGCGGGCGGCGCCCTACGGTGGCGTGCCGGGGGAGTGGAGCGACATCGACGACATGCGTGTAATGAAGTGGCTGGCCCAGCAGGGCCTCCGCGTCAAGGCCTCGCATGTGGTCGAGGCTGTCAGTGTTGTGGCGCACGACAACGCCTTCCATCCGGTCTGCACCTACCTGGCCAAGCTGGAATGGGATCGCGTGCCACGCCTTGAGCGCTGGCTGCATGAGATCTTCGGTGTGCCCCGCAATGAGTACAGCGCCAAGGTCGGTAAGCGCTGGATGATCTCGGCGGTGGCCCGAGTGATGAAGCCCGGTTGCAAGGCGGATGCGGTGATGATCCTCGAGGGTGCGCAGGGCGCGGGTAAGTCCACGGCGCTGGGCATCCTTGGTGGCGAATGGTTCATGGACACGCCGTTTACCTTGGGCGACAAGGATGCGTTCCAGGCGATCCGGGGTAAATGGATCGTCGAGCTGGGCGAACTGGACAGCTTCAACAAGGCTGAGAGCACCAAGGCCAAGCAATTCTTCTCGGCCTCCATCGACACCTACCGCGAAAGCTATGGACGAAGAACGAGCGACGTGCCACGCCAGTGTGTTTTCGCGGGCACCACCAACCAAGATGAATACCTCAAGGACGCCACCGGTAACCGGCGTTATTGGCCGGTCGCCTGCGTCAAGGTCGACCTGGAGGCGTTGCGCCGGGTCCGTGACCAGCTGTGGGCCGAGGCCATGTTCTGCTACCAGGCCGGTGACATCTGGTGGGTCACCCGCGAAGAGGAAGAACTGTTCACTACCGAGCAGGAAGAGCGCTTCGTGGTGGATGAATGGGAAGGACCGATCCTCAAATGGCTGGAGGAATCGCAGGCCGGGGAGACGGTCACCGGGAGCGAGGTATTGGGTCAGGCGCTCAACTTGGACCCCGGCCATTGGGGCAAGCCTGAGCAGATGCGTGTGGGGTCGATCATGCACCGCTTGGGTTGGCGGCGTCGACGGCTCGCCGCGCTTCCGAAGAGTGGCAAGCGGCCCTGGGCGTACCAGAAGCCCGAGGGCTGGGGCCGCACCAGCGCCCTGGAGCAACAACCGCCAGCGCCGAAGGAGGACTGTTTTTGATCAAGCATATCGATGAGATGCTGAAGCTGTGGGCGCAAGAGCTCCATGCACCTGACCCCTGTCATTCGGCAGGCGGTGTTGGTAGCATGCTCGGCCTGTTGATTGAGTGTAAGGGTGATCTTGTCCGTGGTACCCGAGGCAGCAAGGTGCTGCTGGACGAGTCTGCGGACATCGAGATCATCGTGAACAAGCATCTGGCGCCGGAACTCTACCTGGTGGTCTATGAGCATTACTGCAACGCTGACAGCGAGCTGTACCAAAAGTACCGGCACTGTGGGTGTAGCCGGGACACGTACTACAAACGCTTGCATGAAGCGCACGTCTGCATCGCAGGCTTGCTCATGGGGCGAGCGGCATGATTCGCCTAGCATGGTCCCACCGTCCAGCCACTGGACTACCACGTTTTTTTCAGGTGGTCCACGCTCAAGCCCGCGCTATTCGCGGGCTGTCCCACCGTCCCACCGCTCACACGAAGGCGCGCACATAGGGCACATGCAGCGCGTTACGCGCGCATTGCGCGCAGCGTGCTTTTAATCTCTCTCTTTACACGGGAAAGGGTTAAAACAGTTAGACAGTGGGACAGCCCTTGATTTTCAAGGGCTTAACAAGTCCCACCATTACCGCCCCCTTTGGGACCTATGGGGCAGCGCCGAAGTGAAGCTAAGCCGGGGTGGTGTATTCCCCCGACATTCGCCAGACATTCCCAAGACGTTACCCCCTTATTGCCGGGTGGCATTAAAACTTGCTTGCTGCCATCGGAATCGACCTGTAAAAAGTACCCATCTTCGAGACGTGCGGGCGCACAAAGCAGCCCGCCAAACACTGAAAACCCCGGCCCTGGCGCCGGGGTTTTTGCATTTGGGGGATTTGATGAACAGCGAGCAACAAGCGTTGGCCGAGGCGCCAATCTGGATGGTGGTCGTGCTGTCGCTGGTCGGCGGGGTGTCTGGCGAGATGTGGCGTGCCGACAAGGCCGGCGTCAGTGGCTGGTCGCTAGTGCGCCGTATTGCTCTGCGTTCTGGGGCATGCGTCGTGTGTGGCCTGTCGACCATCATGCTGTTCTACTCGGCGGGCGTGTCGATCTGGACGGCAGGCGGGATAGGGTGCTTGACCGCCATGGCGGGGGCCGATGTAGCCATTGGACTGTACGAACGCTGGGCTGCCAAGCGCCTAGGTGTCTGTGATGTGCCGCCCCGCAGCGGCGAATCAGGTCAGTGACCCGACCGGCAGCCCCGGTGGGGCCGGGGACCCTGGCGATATGGCTGGGGTACGGGGCAGGAAACCCGCGGTTCTTCGCTAGCGGACAGTTCACCAGCTTAGTGAACTGCGGTGAACTGGTTAACCCCCTGAATTCATTGGGTGAACTGGACGTTTTGCGATGACATACCTGACGAAATCGGAGTTCGCCGCCCGACGCGGATGGTCGAAATCCTACGTTTCCAAACTGGCCAATCAGGACCGCCTGGTGCTCACTGCGGATGGCAAGGTCGATGTCGAAGCCACCGAGACGCTGTTGGCCGAATCGGCCGACCCAAGCAAGGCCGCCGTCGCGGCCCGGCATGAAGACAACCGGGTCGAGCGTGATGTGCGTACCCACCTCCAACCAGGCGGCGATACACCTGCGGTGCAGCCACCGGTTCCGCAGTCTGGCAAGGGCCCTGACTTCCAGAAGGCGAGGGCGCATCGCGAGTATTACCTAGCGCAGCTCGCCGAGGCTGAATTCAACAAGGTCCAAGGCAACCTGGTCGAGCGCAAGGCGGTGGAGGATGCCGCCTTCGCTGCTGGCCGTACGCTTCGGGACCTGGTGTTCGGTCTTGCTCCACAGCTCGCAGCCGAGCTGACGGGCATGAGCGATTCTTGGGAAATCGAAAAACACCTCGCGGGCGCGTTTCGCCAGGTCTTCGACGATGCGGCGAAGATGAGCGGCGCCGATCTCAAACAAGCCATGACACAGAGCTAAGCCTATGCCCACCGGATACGCGGACGGTGCAAAGGTGTACCGCGAAGCGTATGGCCGGGGGCTTCAGCCCGACCCTGAATTGTGGGTGGACGAATGGGCTGACGAGTACATGCGGATTCCGCGTGATACCGGTGCAGCCGAGCCCGGCAAATACCGCACGGCGCGGACGCCTTATGCCCGTGAACCCATGCGCTGCCTCTCACCAGCGCACCCCTGCAAGCGCGTCATCACCATGGTCGCCTCGCAGCTCATGAAAACGCAGATCGCCCTAAACTGGATAGGCGCGCTGATCCACATGTCGCCGTCCAACATCCTGACCTTGCTGCCGAGCCTGGCCTTGGCCAAGCGGGTTTCAGCGAGGATCGGTAAGACCATCGCCGCGACCCCCGAGCTGAGAGCACGCGTGGCTGCTTCCCGATCACGGGATGCACGCAACACCATGGATACCAAGGAGTTCGAGGGCGGCACGCTTTACGCGACCACAGCTGGCTCGGCCTCCAACCTGGCAGAGCTGGCTGCGCGATTTATCTACGGCGATGAGATTGACCGCTGGGACGTGGATGTCGATGAAGAGGGTGACCCCATCGAGCTGGCGGAGACACGAGGCAGTACCTTTGGGCGCAACGCGAAGTTTTACTTCTCCAGCTCGCCGACCATTAAGGGGGCCTCACGCATCGCTGATCTGTTTGAGGCCAGCGACCAGCGGCACTACTACGTGCCCTGTCCAACCTGCGGTCATATGCAGGTGCTGGAGTGGGAGAGTTTGCTGTACTCCGCTGACTTCCAGACAGTCCATTACAAGTGCTCTTCACCCGATTGCGATGTGCTGATCGAGGAGCATCACAAGGGTGAGATGCTCACCAAAGGGGAATGGCGCTCGCATGCCCAGGGCGATGGGGAGACGGTTGGTTTCCACCTCAACGCTCTGTATGCCCCGCTTGGTTGGACATCATGGGCTGATCTGGCCAAGCAATACGAGAAGGCCAAGCGCGCTCAGGATCGTGGCGACCTTGAGCCCATGCAGGTGTTTTACAACACCCGATTGGCGAAGGTATGGGACAGCGCAGTAGAGCAGACCAAGGCCGAGGTTCTGCAGGCGCGAGCTCTGCAAGAAAACTATGTTCTCG